TAAACATCATCAATTTCTTCTTTACGATCTTTTCTAGAACGTGTACGCATATAGTCTAGGTAATCTATAATAACCATATCCGGTTTAAAATCATTTTGATGCTCAAGCTGCTGCAAATGTGCTTCTATCACATCAAATGATGCTCTTTTAGGTGGATATTCTTTAATAATTACTTTGCCTTTAACTTTACCCACTACTTCGTCTACTTCTTTACGATGTAAATGTAATTTATCAACATCAATACCAGAAAATACAGCATCGTAACGTTTACCTACATATCCTTCACCTAATTCAAGCGAATAATGTACTACATTAAATCCTAAAGCAGCAGCATAAGCACCCATAGCCGTAACAGCCCATGATTTACCACCGCCTGGATTACCAAATACTAATACTAAATCGCCTTTACCATAACCCCCTTGTGTCATTTCATTAAATACAGGCCAAGGAAATGGAATACAATTTCTATCATCTTCACGATATCTAGCTTCAATATCTAAATTATAATCCAAACCTACTGTTTTATCTTCACCTGCTCTAACAGCTTTACCAATTAATTGAAGAATACTATCAAAATCATTCATTTCAAGTAATTGTACTGAATTAAGAATGGCTGTTTTTACTTGCTGATTACGACAGAAATTACTAAACTCAGCTTCAACCCATTCTAAATCGGATTGATCTGACATTTTATATGCTTCTTTAAGTGCTTCTACAATTGATATTCTTAATACTTCATTATCAATTTTTTTAACCTCAATAGACATTGTTTCTACTGTAGGTGTTGTATGATATTCTGAAAAGTATTTTTGTATATATTCTACAATCCATTTATGTGCTGATGATTCAAAATATTCTGAGTTGAGTGAATCTATTATATTAATCAGAAATTGCCTTTGTGTTAATAAGGCACCTAACACTTTTACTTGGAACACAGGTCCGTACTGATTTAATTTTTGTAATGTTGTCATAACTTTTGAATTTCTTTTTGTAGTTTAATGCAATATTCATAATCCTCATTTTCAATTGCTTTATTTAATTCTCTTTTTAACCATTCTTCTTTAGTTAACGGTGATGACTCTGATAAAAGAAGCGAAGCTATCTTAGGATATTTTTTAAGATGTTCTTCTACAAACTTAGATGAACTTTCAAAGTAATTCTTTCTAAATAGCTCATATTTTTTATCAAAATCCATAACTTAAATTTATTTAAAAGAATTCGGATAGCCAAAAAGTTGAGTTAACCATGATTGTGTATTAGGAATATTTTCTCCTAATTTATCATTATGGTATAATTGCAAAAATATAGGTATATTTAATTCATATGAATTGTTAAATGCGTCTTTAACTAATTGTTTATTCTCTGATGATAAAAAACTACCATTCAAAGACATTAGTTGTTGATTAATAAATAATTGATGACGTCTTTCTACAACTGAAAAATATAATTTATTTTCATTAACTAATTCAGCTGATTTTTCAATTATACTTTCTAATGTGATATTAGTATTGTTACTTAGTTCAGGAAATAATTTAATTAATTTTTTAGGTCCTAAACCACTAATACCAGGAATATTATCTGATTGGTCTCCCATTAATATTTTATAATTAAGAAAATTATTACTGCTAACTCCATATTCTTCTAATACATCTTTTGGTGTGTATATTTTCTTTTTAGTAGGAGAATAACAATGAACTTTATCACTTACTAATTGAAGAAAATCCTTATCAGCAGACATAATAGTTACTCTAGCTGTTTCTTCATATGTTTGAAATTTATTAGCTAAATATCCAATAATATCGTCTGCTTCTAATCCATCAATACCAATAATAGTAACAGGTAAACATTGTAAATATTGAATCAAACGTGACATTTGATTATTTATACTTTCTGTTTCTTCATCTTTAGATGTAAAAATAGAATAGTTCGTCATGCGATTAGCATTACGATTTGTTTTATACTCAGGATATAAATTTCGTCTAGCACTTGAACCTCCAACACCATCAAACACAATAACTACTTTAGTAGGATCAGCCATTCTAATAGCATAACCTATAGATTTAAGAAATCCTGTTAAACCACCAATATGATGACCATCAGGATTTAAATGATTAATCATAGTAAACGACCTCAAAAATGTATTGAGGCCGTCTATGATTAAAATTGAACTTAATTCTTTACGAATATCTGGCTGTATGTTGGAGAGTAATTGTTCATATTTACTCTTCATTTTGTTTTATTTAGCTTCTACTTCATCATTATCTATCTCTACAATTGGAGATATACTTTTACTTTCTTCCCATTCGCTATTATCTTCTGTAATTTGGATTTCATCTACATTAATATTAGATCCAAACCATTCAGATGCGTGAGCTGCTTTATATGCTTTTTCTTCATCTTTATCATCAGGAATAAAACCATGAGGTGTTACAATTACAGTTGATGTAGTTGCTACTCCACAATCAGCATGAATTTTATCAATTGATATTTTAGTACGTTTAGCAAACTCAACTTTCTTTCCTTTATGTTGTGCGTGAATTTTAGAAGTACCACTATTAGTTACATTACCAAATGTAATTACAATTGAGGCATCCCAATACATTGCATTACCACCTTTATTTGTCATACGAGGTTGACTCATTGGAGTAAGTGCTGGTTGTACACCTGTTTTATTAATTACAAAGAATGTATTTGTATATGGGTACTTTTCTTTACGTGATAATGGAAATTGTTGATTAATAAAATTACCAAATTGTGTAGCCATAGCTCCAGCGTTCCACATAGGATTGTTATTTCCTTGTTTAACACTCATTTCGCATGGAATAGATCCTACTGAATCCCAAAGGAATAATAGATCATATGGTAATTTACCTTTTGCTTGTTCATTTAAAATATCAGCTATAAAAGCAGATACATCTTCAATTGTATTTAGAGATGATCTATCTACATATAAAAAGAATCCTTTATAATTCATTACCTCACCTGTCTCTTCATCCGGAATTGATTCAAGTTGAAATCCCATCTTTTGAGCGTGTTCAAAATCCCATTTCATTTCAGTAATGATAAAGATGGGCAATACACCCATCTTTTGAGCAGCTACTGCTGCTTCAATCATTAATGTAGTTTTTCCAGTATCAGATCCTCCACGGGCAATAGAAACATGTCCCATTGGTATTCCAGGAATTGATAAAGCATCAGCTACAGCAGATGAAAAAGGAATCCATCTTTGCTTTTTAAACTTTGATGCTTGATCTAGAAATTTAGATTTCTTAAAGGCATCAATATCAAAAGACTTTTTAAGCGATTCAGATACTACTGACGTTAAACTATCTTTACTTTTTGCCATTATTAATCATTAAATAGGTTATCAAATTTATCAGCATTACTAGTTTTAGCAGCTGGTGTTTCTAAAGAGTAAGTTGGTGTTACTGGTTTATTTATTTCAGTAATAAAATCATCATCCTCTTCTTCTTTAGACGCAATTGGAGTTTCAGTTGCAGCGGCTTCTTCTTCAGGATTTAACCATTTAGATAATACATCTTTAAGTTGATCATAAGAATACTTACGATTAATTCCTAAAATATCTGGTTGTTCTTCAAGTAACTTAGTTACTAAAGCAGCATCTTCTGAAATTGGAGTAGTTTTAGGTTTAACACGAAGATTACATTTAATACCTTTTCTACCAGCAATAACATCTTCTGTTGCTTCAATTGTAAAATCTCTACCATCTGTAATATCAGTAAAATCACCGTAATCATCATCTGCAGCAATACCAAGAAGTTGATCATGAGTTAATTTACCAAATTCCCATAAACGAGCACCTAAATGTTCTTCACCACGTACTACTACAGCAGCAAAAAAACGAGATTTTGGTTCAATTTTTTTAGCTAGTTGCCAATCTTCCTTATCTGATGATTTGCGAAGTTGTTTTGCAAAATCAGAAATTGGATCAGCTTCATTCCAATTAGTAAGAGCTAAAATTGGTCCTTTAGCAAAGCCATAATGAAATTGTACTTCACGAATAGGCCAAGTTTTGTCATACTTGTTTGGAAGAATACGTACTTGATACTTACCAGGTTTTGGTTTGAAGAAAATCTTTGTATAATCGATTTTTTCACGTTGTTGCCCTTTATTTTGAGCAGCGGCTAACTTCTGCTTT